CCTTTCTTTATTTAGGTTTCTCTGGCATAGTTACAGCTTTAGCTTTATCAACTGTGTCTACATCTTTAGTTATATCTCTTAACTTTTGTCTATAAGTTTTCCACTCGGCAGACATAGTTGTATCAGACATTCCCATCCAATCACATTCAGCTAAAAGATTAGTTCTTTCTGTACGAATAGTAGCCATAAGACGATCAAATTCGCCTTTTGCCCATTCTGTATCTCTAGCTTCTAGTTCTTTAATTTCGTCAGCAGTTAATTCTACTTCCTTACCATTAACCATTTTAGTTTTATAAATAGACATATTTACCTCCTTTCTTTTTTATGCAGTAACTCCATATAATGTAAATGTCCCAGATATATTACCAGAACTCAAAAATATTCTTAAACCATCACAATCTCCTACACTTGCTCCAGCACGAAGTGTCATAGTTCCACTTTGATTAGAATGTATTTGACCAGAAACTGGTAAGCCAAATTGATAATTTACAATAGCAGGGTGGTTAGCATCATTCATTCTAAATAATTGAAGTGTTCCTGCTACATGCTCATATGTTGACCCTGGCATATAATATCCACTACTTGCATAACTTATTACTTTTGCCTGACTACCAAGGGCAGTTGATGCTTGACCTATAGATGCTATTGATGACCACCCTTGTATTGTTACATTATTATAATTACTACCTGTGTAAATTGTACCACCAGTAAAAAATCTCAGATATAAAAGTGCTGCATTATCACTATCTGCTGTCATGTTATCAACAACAAGAAGATACATTGAGTATGTAGAAGTAGTATCTAATCCTGTAAAATCAACAGAACTATCTCCACTTGCTGTAGTAGTAGATATTTTAACCAATCCACCAGTTGCAAAAGGCAATGCAGTTACACTAGATAAAGTATTATTGTTTGCTCTAAGTATTGCCATTATTTATCTCCCAACATAGTATTCCAAACAGCTTTTATTTCATCAACAGTAGTAGCTTTGTCTACTTGTTCTGGTAAATCTCTTAAAGTATTTTTATCTTTTACTATCTGTGTAATACTACTTTCACTTTCTACGGCCTTAGTATAATCAATATCAAGTTTTTCTAATGCTGATTTTCTTGCAAATCTAATTCTTTCTTTCCAAACTTCTTTAGCTTTTGTTATGTCAATAGTAATACCCATTAATCTCCAACCCCATCAGTTAACTCTTTGTCATCAATAGTCCAAGCATTTCTAAAAGTTCTATCACTAGATATTTCTGAAACATCTACAATCTTATATGACAATCCTGTCGGCACATCTTTTTTTGCAATTTCTTCTACAGCTAAACCACAATCTGTTGGAACTATTATTCCTATGCTACCATCTTTATTTTTAAATATAATTCTTTTATTCATAATTCTTACCTAAATACTGTTGCTTCTATTTCGTCCTTATCACCAAATTGGTATAAAATATAACCACTACCTCCAAGATATGTTCTTACCTGAAAATCTGTTGTTGTTCTAGCTTGAACAATAGCTGTTCCGGGACTTGAAACATTTGCAGTTGAAGGATTAATAACATAATTAGTATCGCTAAATGCAGTTGTAAAATTAACAGTATAATTACCTGTACCATTATCGGTTATGCTAGAAACATTTTGACTTGCTCTAATAGCTACTGTTCCTGTACCATTAAAATTCACCCATGCTTTAGCTGTATACCCATCAAAAGATAAATTACCGCTACCATCTGTTATTAATGCTTTATCTGCACTCGGTGCTGTGCTCGGCAAGGTTAAAACATAAGACTGTGATGCTGAATGAGCTGGACTTTTTATCTTAACACCATGAGAGTTTTGCGAACAGTTGAGCTGCAGAGTTCCGTCTGTAGTTCCATCTCCTTTTATCTGTAATCCAGCTGCACTTGATGTTGATACGAAGTTCGTCTTCGCATTTGTTACTGTCGCATCTGACGGAGTGCCTATATTTAAAACATCTCCGAATACTCTGATCTCATTTAGAACATCGCCTGTGGTTGCTGCCGAACTTAATGTCAAAGTATGTCCATTGATTGAATATGCGGACGCTGGTTGCGGTACACCATTGATAATAACCAACATATGATTTACAGATTGTGGACTAAAGTTTGCTCCATCCAACTGCATGGTATATGCACTCTGTCCATTAGATAATGTTATAGAATCAAGTACATGGTAAGCACCGATAGTTGGTAATTTTCCAATATAGGGCATTACTTAGCTACTCCAAATAAAGTGAATGTTCCATCAGCAATGTTGCCACTTGCAAAACTAAACTCTAGATAATTAATTACAGATGCATCTTCTAATATATACCCTTCTTTTACGACATAATAATTGTTATTATATAATTTAATATTATAATCGGTTTCTATTGATAAGTAAGTATTTGCATCTCTCATATGCGACAAACGAAAATATCCTGTAAATGGGAAATTAGCATCATTACCAGAAGCAAAATAATTTTCTGCATAATTACTTTTTGTATGACCACTTCCTCCATGAACACCTGCACCTAGCCTTCCATGAACATAACCTAATTGAAATGTTCCTGTAATAAAAGAACTACCATTATCAGTTGAGTATCTTGACCTAAAATATACATTATCAGTTGATGGTTTTAATCCTTCAAATTGGACAATATAAATACTATAAGTATCCGTAATTAATGTATTGTTATAAACTAAAGTTGCTGTACTAGAAGTAATATCTGTAGTATTTAATTTAACTAAACCACCTGTACCACTTACTGTACCTGTAAAAGCATAATCTGCTGACAAATCTAATTTAGTATTGCCTACTGAATCATCAGCTAATTTTGCAGTTGAAACAGAACTGTCCGCTAACTTCGCTGTTGATATTACACCATCTGTTATATCACTTGCAGTAAGTAATTTTGAAGCTGGAATCTGACCTATATATGGCATCTATATCTCCTATGTACTAATTGCATCTACTACACTCACCCAAACATCTAAAGAACTAGCAGTACTAGAAGTAACCTTTAAAGCATCGCCAGATTGTACAACAAACTTTGCTCCTCCATCTAAAACTTGCAAAGAAGAACCCACGGGAATTGTTACATCCTTAACTAAACTAATGTCGTTCGATCCATCATTAATATAACAATGAACTGTTATGGCACTCGAATGAACATTAGCCAAACTAATACCAACAACTGTATCAAAACTGTTTGCAGTAAATATAGTGGTCGCTCCTGTGCCTACCGCATTGCTTGTAAATCTTCTAAAATTTTGTGCCATATATTCTCCTTTATAATGCTATGCTCATTGCTATTGCAAACCCCGCAGATACTTCTCCGTCTGCTCCATCCGCTCCGTCTGTACCATTACTTCCCGCAGCACCCGTTGCTCCTGTCGGAATACCCAATGTTAAATTTAATTGATCACCGCTCACACTTGCCGATCCTGTGGCACTAGCTCCAGCAGATAATGTATTTGTTGTTAAAGAAACTGTGCTTATTCCTTTACTTAATAAAGTTAGATCTGTTCCATCCGTATTGTAACCAATAACTTTGTTAGCATTGTTAGAGGTCGTATCATTGTAAGGTACAGTTAAACTTGGTGCGGTTGATCCTGTTACGAATTCTGGTAGCTGCAAGGTACGATCTATCTTTTCTTCAAACTGTTGTAACACCATGATCGTATTATCAAAATCTGTTTCTAATGATGCAGCGGTAAAGGATGCTCCTGTGCTATATGCACTTGTTCGAGATAAAGGTTTGTTGGCGAGGATGGTAAGTTTCTGTCCTGACGTAGGAGCTGATGCATAGTTAACAGTTCCCGTTCCATTGGTGGCGATTGACACAGTATAATCACTCGATAAAGATTGAGTCGTTTCGCCAAGTATAACTTTAAGTTCAGAATCCGCATTGATCTGAAACGAAAATGCAAAAGATGTTTGCGATCCGTTAGTCGTATACTGAATCCGCCTATTAGTATCATTAATATCAAATGTTGCCATAAACCTTACCTCTACCCTTTATACAATATATATCGATTAATTTCAAACATTAGTTTTTCAAGTTGTCTATTTTGATTTGTAATTCAGGATATTTTTTTAACAACAATTCTGTACCGCTTTTTCTTGCATTTGAAAGTATAGAGTTTAAATCGCTAAACTGATCGCTCTTTCTTTGAAGTAAAAAATCTGGATCAGCAATTTCTTTTTGGATTAAGTTTAGTAAATTTTTTGTAACTTTGTAACCTCTATCATCGCTACCTAAATGTCGTTTTTTATCAATATAATTACTTTCATTTATAAAAGTTACAAAGTCGTTATATTGAGCATCGCTAAGTTTTACTCTTTCTAGTGTTCTAGGATGATCTTTAAAAATTCCAACTGTATCAGATAAATCTCTTAAAAATTCGTTTACATCATTAAAATCTGGATTTGTAACTTTTATAGGGGAAACTACTTCGTAATTTACTCCGTTGCTTTGTTGTTTTGTTTCTCCCCAAAAGTTTAAACCTGGCAACAAATCATCTGAGAAACTTGGGCTTCTTGATTTTGCTCTATTAAGTCCAACATAAAATCCCTCAACAAAAGAGGGGAATGGAACATACTCAAGAGTAGCTAATTGATCTTCGTTTAACATGGTATTAGAAGCATTTGGATTTTGTAATCTTTCAAGAGTTGCTCTAAAACTTGTTTGACCTACTAATTGAAAATCAGAAAAATAACTTAAAGGAGTATTGACCATTGTATCTAAACCAATACCACCAAACTGCCCTATAGCATTTGTTCCGACAGATGCTAATTGCTCTCCAAAATATTTACCAAATCTTTGAAAAGTATCTTCTTGACTTGCGTATGGATTACCAGCAGCCATCATAAGTTCAGAAACACCCTGAAGGTATGGCATATTTTGAGCATATTCAGCAGAAGCCAAGCTTCCCGCTTTAAATAAATTTTCTAACTCAAATAAATCTGCATCTGAATTGTGAGCGTAATAAGCGTAATCAGCAGCCATTGCTAAAACAGCAGACATTGGATCAAACCTTGAAAATGTGTATCCTTTATATGTTCCATCGGCTTGTTTAAAATTAATTGAATATTGTGAAATACCCGCACCTTCTAAAAACTTTCTTGCCTTTTTGTCTTTAGGTCCTGATCCCATAACCACAATATCATCTCCAAAATATCCAGAAGCAAGTAACGCCATCATAGCAAATGTGCCATTGCCAATCATTAACTTAGATACTGCCTTATCAAATTCTTTACCTCGCATAGGCGTAGTTCCAAAAGGATCTAACGCTCTAAGGTTAGGATCAGAATTCATAATAGTTCTGTATATAGGCGACCAATTTAAAGTTCTATCAAATGCTTCTTTAATAATATTGGTTGGTGTTTTACTAAAAGGCACAATAATTTTAAAACCTGGTATGTTTGACAATCCTACAAAGCTCGACCAGATTCCTTCGGGATTGCCTTGAAATGTTCTTACAAGTGCTTCTTGACTCATTAAATCTTTTGTTGACTCCGATGGCTCTAAAATACCTTTTGTAAATTTATCCTCGGCTAATTGTCTAGCTTGGTCTTTTGTAATCTCTCCTGACCTTCTTGCATTTTGATATGTAATCATGGCATCTCTATATGCTTCTCTATACATTACAGCTCGTTCAGATATTACTTTAAAAAACTCATCTTCTGCGCCGAGAAAACGTCCTGGCAATCTTCCTAATATTCCAAGTATATCAACTAACGGAGCGTAAGCATCTTTATACCCTTTCATATTTCCTATACTGTCTAAAACTTGTGCTATATTATTGGTGCTTCCGATTGCTCTAGGATTTTTCAAATCAATCTTGGTCATAAAATCCCCAGCTTCTCCCGTTACTAATGAAGATCCAAAACCCTTAAAAGCATCTTTTAGAGCATACATCATACCAAACGCTTCTGCGGATGCTTCTCCACTAGGTATTGGTCTAAATTTTGTTTGTCCATTAACTTCAATTTTTGCAAAATTTTTATCTGTAAAAGATCCTGACAAAACTCTATCGTTTGCATCTCCTAGTCTACCACCCAAAGTTCGTACATTTCCTATAACTGATGCTAACCCTGTTTCTGCTGTTTGTAAGATTTGAAATCCCGCATTACCCGCAATATTGACAACATGAGTAACAGGACTTGATAAGATAGCATTTATGTATAATTCCATTACTGCATCGTAAGTTTTTAAAGCCTTATGTTCTCTTGCAAATTCAGCTCTTCCCGCTGGTGAAAGCGATAAATATGCTTCAGTAGAATAATCAATAAGATCTTCATCTAAGTTTTCCATAAAATCATTAAGCTCATCTCTATACTGTTTAAGATTTATATTTCTTAGTTTTTGTACGGAAGATACTGCTCCAAGCGACCGACCAACTTCTGACACCGATCCTGATACTTGACCCATCAAATTAATCTGTATAGCTAGTAAACTTTGAAATTCTTTAAACTCACTTTTTTTAAGAGCCATATTTGTTCTAGGTATATCACGAATTTTTCTGGCTTTTTGCTCAAGCTCTTGTCCTAGTTGTAGTGTCAGGATTAAACCACTCATCATATCTTCCACAGGCAATATAGTGCCGACCTTTCTACTCATAATTTTATATGCTACATCTGTAAATCCTGTTTTATCTGCTGTTTCGGTCATTACTTTTTTAACCATATCTTCTATGGGTTGGCGTGGTCGTTTTAAAAAGTCAAAGAGTTCTTTGTTTTGCACTTTAATTTTTTGCATAAGATCGGTAACATTTACTGTGGTTTGATTAAGACCAAGTACTTTAGCAGCAACCTTACTAAAATCTAATCCTTTGCCTTTGTATCCAACATCAACAAGTGTTTTGTTTAAAGCATCAACAGCATCTTCGCTAACACTTTTAACAATTATTTCTCCCCTTGCTCCTGGTGTTAGACTATCTTGCGGAGCAGAAAATTTTCTTACTTCCTTTTGTGTTTCTTCTGCTTTACTTGCTTGTTTAGCTAAATAGCTAAATATGTTTTTGATTCCCATTACTCGTTCTCCATTGATGTTCCTGTTTCAAGTAATGTTATGCCCCCTAAAGATAGTAATGGCATTTTGCCTTGCATAAACTTTTTAAATACTTCTTCTTTATTCATATTAGTTAATTGAGATGTTACATCTATTCTATCTTCTATTAATTCAACAATAGTTTTTGGTTCAGATGCTAATCCTGTTTTTTCACCATTTGCAAACCAAGATAAAGATTGTGCTTCGGCTGGTTTTACCCCAGCTTTCTCAGCGACCTTTTTATAAATATCTGAAAATACTGCATACTCAGTTTGTTTGCTAATTTTATTTAAAGCCTGACTTGCTAAACCATCTCTCACCATTGTAGAAACATCAAGTGACTTAGGATCTTTTTTATACATAGCTTGAAACTTTTTAGTTTTATCTGGGGTCTTACCCCCTATCCATTCCATCGGAACTGACCCTGGTTCTAATTCATTGAGTACATCAATAACCGCTCTGATAGCATGAGTATCAACTGTAACACCCTCTAAGTTACCAGATAAATTTTCAGTAAAGGTAGCGGGTTTAGGATTTTTATCAAAACTAATACCCTCAGCTTTTGTATCTTCAATAAGCTGTCTATGTAATCCTTCAGGACCAATTATCATAGGATACCCTTTTTCATTTATACCATCACCGCCAGGTCCTATTATTTTACCTATATCTATCCCAAGATTTTGTTTTACCCCCACCATAGTTGCATTTCTTAAATTATCTTCTGTTTGTGTTCTTGGACTTGTTGCAGCATAATTTTTACTGAATTTTTTAAGTTGTTCTATTGCTGTTTCTCTAGGTATTCCCAGCTCCACAGCCTTTTGAATAATTGGTGAAGTGTTATAAAAGTATTGAATGTTTCTTCCTTTAAATGGAATTATTCTTTTTGCTAAAACGTCTGCAATAGCATCTGATTTATCTTCTAGAGGTTTTGCTCGGTTCTTTAATGGATACACTTGACCTTCAGTTTTTCTTGGCACAGGCGTTTCTTTTTGCTCTACTTCTAATTTTTTATAGGCATCTTCAGATGTATCAAATAATTTATTTTGTCCACTTGGCATAATTCTTTCCTTTGGTGGTAATTTCATTTGTTCTGCCCTTTTTTCTAAAACAAGTTTGGTATCTTCCATAATGTTGCTAGGAGATAGTTTAGATAAACCTTTATCGACCATATTACCCATCTCACCCACACCCATACTCGACATAGTCATTGAACCTTGATTCTCAGCTACTCTTTTTTGTGCAGCTTCTCCGACTTCTTCTGATGTTTCTCTTATACTCTTGGCAACTGCGGGAGCTTTCTTGGCTGCTTCTCTACCCGTTCCACCTAAACCTAAAAACTCTCCAGCTATAAAACCAGCTTTAAAATCTTTTTTCTTTTGATCTGATATATTTAAATCATCAATTAAGTTATCAAATAGACCTTTATAAAACTGTGATCCATAATTTTCTTTTGATAATGTTTCAAAGGTATTTGCAAATGTTTCTAATTTCTTACCATCTTCTGCACCGACAGATTTACCAATACTTACAAACAAACTAGCAAGATCTGTAGGTAGTCCTAATGTTGCTCCAATAGCTCCAGGTACTAAACTTGCGGTTGTTCCCGCCACTCGTTCTAAACCCTCTCCGATATTTTCTAATAGTGTAGGTTCTACATAAGGTCTAACATCAACCAAACCTTGTTCGTCTTGATAATACTCAAGATCAACACCTGACGATCTCATTCTTCTGCTATTTTCAATATAATCAAAAATATCCTTAGTCATCATTTACCTTCCAAATATTTAATTGTCGTTGATAGTAAGTTGTCATATAACTTATCTAGGTTTTTTCCCCCTTCATCACCATAAAACTTTTTCGAAAATCTATCTTTGTTATCTCTTCTGTAACTAAGCATGTCTCTCAGTTGTTCTATTTCATCTAACTCCTTTATGTTTTCTAAAAATTCTTGATTTAATTTGGCTGATCGCCTGTTGGTTGCTTTATTAAATGCTTTTTTAAAAAGGTCATATTGAAGTCTAAGAGTTTGTTGTGTATCGTCCTCAACAATTTTATTAATCTTTTCTTCGACTTCACCTATTTGATCTCGTATATAAGTGGCAGCATCAAAACTTTCTCCAAGTTCTGTTTTTCTTCTTAACTCTGCTAATGCTTTTTTTCTCATTGCTTTGAGCAGTTGATTTTGTTTATAATTTGGATGATCAACGTCAATATTTTCTTGTTCAATAATACCAAATAATTGCTCTGTATTTAGAAGCTCTAATTCGATATTACTTTTTTCATAAGTATTTAAATCTTTTTCAAGATCTTCTATGTCTTCTGTGCTTAGTAAAAACCTATTATCATCAATGGTTCTAATAGTTAACGATCCATCGTTAAGTTGTCTTTTAAGTCTTCTTAAAGTTTGTGCATCACTTTTTCTTCTTACACCCATAAACCTTTCTCTGTCTTGTTTAATGTCGATAAGTCTTGTGTCGCTAGAATCTAACGATGTTGCTCTTTTAAGATTATCATCGTAAAGTTTAGGATCGTTTTTATCTATGGCAATCTTCATATTCGCTAGTGCATTGTTCATTGCTGTTTCGTTTTCGATTTTATCTATATCGTTCTCATCTTCTTCAAGTTGCAGTTCATCTCGTCTTGCTGATCGTAAGTTAGAAACTAATTTAATTTTATCCTCGGCTGTAAACATTTTTAGTAAAGCATCAATTCGAGGATTGCCTGTTGTTTTATTTTTAATGATACTTTTAGAGTATTCTCTTGCTAAACCCGCTTGTAGGGTATAACTAATAATTTTACTTTCATAATGATTCATAAAATCTTTATTAACTGTTTCAGTTAGTTTAGTTATTTGTTGAGCAGAATAATCTCCTCTATTTATTGCTTCTGTCTGCGATTCAATAATAGTATTTGTTCTAAGTGCTGCAAGATCACTTTCAATTTGACTTTGTGTTTTAGTGGGATCAAGCAAAATGTTATCTATCTTAGTAGGTATGTTTGCTTGGATATTACTAAGTATTACAGCAGCAAGCCCTTGTTGTTTTTTTGTTTCTGCGTCAATAAAGTCGCTCATATAACTTTTAAAATAACCGCCTGTTGTTTGCGACAATGTGCCTTTTAGTTTAATATGATCTGTTGGACTTACATTTTTTAAAATATCAGCGTAACCGAGTGATATAGCATCTAAACCATCAGCAACATCTTGCGGATCTAAATCTTGTGTTTTTGCCACATTTATAAATTGTGCATAATCTCTTGTCGCTTGTAGTTCTATTTCTGCCATTACACTTTGAAATGCTGTGCTTCTAGCAGCTCTACCTCTTGTTCCATACCCAAGTCTTTTTGTAGGATCTTCTCCTGTCTGCGATGCTTTTTCTAACTCCTCCATAGTGATTGGATTTGTCGCACCATACATCTCTCCTTCTTCTACAACCTTCTCAGCCATTTGATCGTAAAAAAAACCAGACATAGTATTGAGTAACTGTGTGATCTGACTCTGACCAGCAGCTTGTTGTTCTAATATACCTACCTCGGTTGCAGCACTTGGTGTGTACCTTGAACTTAATATTGATCTATTTAATCGTACTCTTTCAGCCATTATATAAAGTTCATCCCTCCACCAGCAGTTGAGTAAGCTCCTCCGCCTACATTAATTTGTGAAAAGTTGCTCGCTAAACCTGGTCTTGCTAATGGACTACCTATAGGAGTAGGTGGTGTCATTGGTGTTGTAGTTGTTGCTGGAGAACTAAAGTCTAAAGCACCAGATAATCCAACTTGTGCAACTGACATAACTAGATTACCGAGTGCAGCAGTTTGAGCTTGTCTTGCTGCCATACGACCTTTGTATTCTAAATTCCTTGCTTGACGTTCTGATTGTTCAATAGCTAAGAAAGCGTCCTGATCTAATATACCAACATCTAATGCTGCTGGTCGTAAGACTTGTTGTTCAGAGAACACCGCTGCCGATCCTACCTCTGGCAATACACCACTTGAGTATCCTCTGGCAATGTTTGATGCTAATGCTCTTTTTGTTCGTCTAAGTATTTCATTAGCTGATTCTTGAGCTTTTACTGCTTCGACTCGTCCTTTGAGTCGTTCATTACGAGCTTGAGCTTCTGCAATTTGTTGTTGTATTCTTCCTTCAGCAACAGAAGATCGATACTGCAAAGCAGAACCAATTAACCCAATACCCGCACTAACTACAGAACCAAAACTCATTGACTACCACTCACGCTATACTCTAAACTTAACAATGTAAAAAATAATGGTTTCGTTTGAGTGATTGATATTTGAGCTTCCTCGTCATAACCTAATAACGGAGTTACTCGTTTTCGTCCTGTAAATGATGTTTCAGAAGAATCAAGAGTGTAGGGGAACTGTTTTAAACTTACCTCGTTCCCGTTGATAGCAATATTCTGTGTTTGATTTAAAACAGGAGATACCGCTACTATTCTTTTTTTTCTTCCGACCATTGTACCTGAAGCAAGTCTGGGTTCTGCTGGTAATGTTTTCGCTAATACATCATGATGTAAACCTATTTCAACATACGTTGTTGGAACTTGATCGATTGTTATTTGTCCTGACGAAACAGTTTTTTCACCCAAGAAAATATCATCTCGAACACATTCCACAGTTTTTCCCTCCAAATGACTAAGACCTGAAACTGTCGTGGAGGTAGGCTTATTGCCATCAGAACTCCCATCAAAAAGCTGAAAAGAAGCGTCAGTAGTTCTATCATCGTCTAACCTTTCTATATAATGTTTTGTATTACTATTGATCGTTCTCTTAACAATCACATAGATATCATCAATATCAACCGCACAATCTTCGTATGTACCATCGGTTATAAACTCACTTGGAGCTACAACCTTTTGTGATCGGTGTATCGAATACGCTGCCATAGTTCCGTCAGTACCATTAACGATCATAAGTAAATCACCATCGTCTGTAGACGTTGCTCTTCTAAATGCAATCTTGACAGGACTTTTTAACAAATGACTTGATAGCAACGATATATTGTTTGATTGATACGATAATTCTGCATCGCTAAATAAAAACTCTCGTAATGCTTTTCCTGATCGTTGTAAGAAAATAGTACCACCTTCAACCGATACAGGCATAATATTAGGTTTTGATCCAGACGAGGTCGCAGCTTTGATTGTTAGATTACCAGGCGTTATAGGTTGTCCTTCTGATTGCTGGACAAAAAATTCGTTACCTGTCGAAAATATTTGTAAATCTCTTCCTGATCTAATACCCGTGATAGCATTAACAGAATCAGAAGAAAGTATAGCGAATATAGCGTCATCGTCTAAACCTTCAGCTTCTAAAAAATTAAAGAAGTCAGATACCTTTGATCCGAATAAAGCGTTAGGCAAACTCTTAGATCCACCAAAATATAATCGTCCTTCATGAAAGACCCCTGTTTTTGGAAACCCTCTAGTCGATGAGAATACATCTTCGTATCCCGCTTCGAGTTCCCAATTACCATTTGATATTGCAGAAGTGTTAAAGAACGGAATCTCTACATTTACTTTTATAGAGGTGGCTGATACGAACTCAACGATCCTTGCCCTCCCGAACCCATTCTTGACGTTAATATATTGATTGACATTACCACTAGAAAAAATACTAGCTGATGCGGATATGGTTGCAGTACCATCAATAGAAGAGGGCGTTATATTCGCAGCGGGTTCAGATACAGATTTTGTAAAGGCAAACTTTGGCGAAGTGATTGATATTGTACTTGCTGTCCATGTAGTATTGTTTGCTCCTCGAACAATGGATAGCGGTGCTAGATCTTCATGCATAAGAATCAACGTATCCGCAGATTGTGTAAAGGTTATAGCATCGAATGATATATCGCCTAACGATACAGTTAAATAATTATTACCACTTGAGTTTATATTGGTCTGCAATACACCTTGTCTAAATACAAACATCTTGGCGTTGTTGGTAGCACTCGTAGATAATTTAACAAAGACTAACATAAACGAATCGACACTTGAAAACTCAAAGGGAATCAAACGAAGTCCTTGTTGCGCAGTAAACGATCCTCCTAAATCAGATGATACATCTAGTAGAAATTGTTGTCCTGGTCGTCTTTCTATTGCACCTTGCGGAATACATACCACATTGGTTGCTTTCTCTAAACCCGCTTGATATTGTGTAATGTCGACTCGGCCTTTAACAAGTGGATCAAACTCGCCCATAGTGAATGAAGATTGGTACTGAACAATTCTGCTCATGCTCCTCTCACTTCAGTTAACAGATATTGTGCAATAACAGGAGGAGTTTCACCCGCACCATCTAAATTGATAGCGGTTCGAAAATATCCACCTCTGTTGTTATCGGCTGCTCCGCCTAATGCAATCTGTTTATAGTATGCTCCTTTTTCTGTCTGATCTGTAATTGTTTCTGCTAGATTCCACGCCAACATATAAACAAGTAATTGAGTAAAATATACAGGAAGTTTACCTTCAACTATGTCTTGTTGATAATCTACGAAGATCTGTGTGTTATCGGTTAATAATGTTTCGCCTTGTATTTGCCAATCTCTTATTGTTGCAGCCCCTCTATCACTAGAATTATAAACTGATCTGGGAACACTATTAATCATATCAGAGGGTAGTTTATATTGATATAAGAAATGTGCTGTAGGAGCAGTAGATAATCTTGAAAGTTCTGCTTTTTTAAGAGTGAATGTCCAAGGATACATTCCAAGGGTTGTTGTTTTTACTTTTGGATAGATAATATCTAAAGCGTTGCCGATCGCTGTACCATTTGAAAAACTAGCAATCGTATCAGCACCGAGAAGAAGTAATGCTTGATTTGCTATGCTTACCTGATTATCTCCCGTTGCCATAATAATTCCTTAAATAAAAGTGGGGAGCCGAAGCTCCCCACAGTTTATAATTTAGTCAGAGTCAGCTACACTAAGTGCTGTTCCATCACTCACATCAACCACGCCAGCAGCCGTTACACTTAATACAACGACTAAAGATGCAGTTGGTGTGTTTGAATCATGAACATAAATTAGATCACCGACTTTTACTTCATCAGATACCGAATTAAAATATCCTTCAGTATTCATAGTGGCTAGATTATCAGTAGTGGTATAACTCCAAATTTGTGGAGCAGACCCTCTTTTACTCATGCCACCAATAGGATTCCATCCCGCTCTTGCGAATGCCATAATTTACCTCCTATGATTCTCTACAAGTTACTTTTATCAAACCTTCAGTATCGATCACAACTGCACCAGCTGAATACATCGCACTTACTAAGAACGAAGTTTTCTCAGGCACATAGTTGACCTCAACTTTTGGTGCGACACTTACGCCACAACCAATCGCTGATCTGTGATAAAAGAATGTGTTTCTATCTGAACTGCCATCAATGGCAAGTCCGCCTTCTGATCGATCACCGACAACATGAAATTGAAATCCCATCATGGTATTAATATCACCTTGCACTAATGCTCGTATATTTTGGAAATCACCAGAGATTGCTCTTTCATCTCCAAGTAATCCAGCAATGTTGTTTGCATGAACAACTGCATGACGATCTGTTGGGGGAACATTAGCAGCGTCCATAGCTTTTTTTGCTGCGATGATTTTACCAATATTTAGATCTGATGCAGCTGCTGATCCCGAAGTTACTACTGTGTTCGCAATAGTTGCTCCTGGTGAAGCTGCTTCCATGACATCAATGATAATCTGATCTTCCCTTCTGGCTATGGCTTTACCCACAACGGCAGCAAGCTCTTGTCTTTCATCGAAGTTCACTTTACTCTGATCGAAAATATCGCTGTATTCCGCTGCGATAAAGTCGCTCATGGTGGCTGTTACTGTGCTGAAATCTGTGTTCAATGGCACAACATCTGTTTGTGGAGTTCTAATCTGTGATACACCTTTCCCAATTTTAGGAAACTTGACAGTAGAACCTTGAACATTTGTTCTCATTCTAACACTATTATTCAATACAGATTCGCCTTGATATGCTTGTTTTACCTCCGCTTCAAACAGGGTAATAAAAGCTGTTGATAATCCTGTACTCATAATTGTACTCCTGTTAAATAGTTATAATTGTTTACTAATCGCTTCGGTTATTGGAAAAAGATCCAGCCAAACATATAAGGTATTGCCCTACACAATCTCATTTCTGAGAAGCCAAACCAGCCAAAAAAGGTTATTGGTTAATTATTTATAAAACATCTTGACACGCTTTTCAAGAAAAAAAGAAACATCTAGCGTTTATCTAGATAGCTTACCCGACTTCTCAAGTTCGATCATATCTTTTTCAACTTGTTTTCTAAATGCTTCATCGGTTGCATATTTAGGATCTGCGACTCTCGATAACACCTCGTCTTTGTCTAAACCATCGACTTGCATTGTCATTGTGGGTATTTCTTTTTCGCCTGTCATACCTCTGAAAATATTTAGAATACGAATACCTTGAGCAGTACCACCCATGATTTTAAATTCTTCAAAGTCATCTTTGTTAAGGATACCTTGACTCACTAGCTTTCTACCCCAATTCACCATGCTTTGAATTTTTTCGTTTGCATTTTCACCGAGCTTGGCGAGTTCTTCTTTCTCATTGATTTCTTGTTCTTGTATGCTTTCTCCTCTGATCTCTGCTATCTTACTGACTAATTCATCAAACGATTCTTGCGAGATATTATTTGCTTTTGCCCAACTTGATGCAAACTCAACTTCTGGATCAGATTGATCAATACCTTTTTCTTCTAGAGTTTTTAAATCGTAGGACTCTGGTGCTTTACTATTTTTTTTATGAAATGCTTTTTCAAGTTCTGTATAACCTTTTGCAATGCCTTCTACATCTGGTCCGTCTTTTTTATCCCAAAACTTTTCTGGAAAATAATCAGGCCTTTCAAATTCAACATTCTCTAAATCTTCACCTTCGACAACTTGATCTGCTGACTTCGTTGCCATACCTTCATCTTGTGTTGTTTCTTCTTTTTCAAGTGTGGCATTTGACATTAATCCTTCTGCTGGTTGTTCTGTTGTTTCTTCAGTTTTTACTTCTTCTTGGTTTTGGACTTCATCCATTTCTAGCTCTCCTTAATTTTAAAATAATTTCTCTAATTACAGAGTTTTGACCATCTCTAAAATAGCCAAATGAGTTATCATATCCTGGTGTCCATGTCGGTACGTCAAGATAAGTTTTTTGTAAGTGGTCGAGTAACTTCTGACCTTGTTCGGTGGAAAATACTTGTTGATATAATTTATCGAGTTCGGTCGGTTCGATCCTTGCATTAGGATTAGGCATTGCATCTAATCCCTCCCAACCAGGACTATTGATCGTTTGTTGCTGCTTGCTGTTGGGTTTCATTCATCATACCTTGTTGCATCTGTTGTTGAGCGAGAGCTTGAGCTTGTTCCGCCATGACTTGTTGCATTTGTTGTCGTTCTTCAAACGTAGTACGGATCGAAGCTGGAACTGCCATTGCATCTGCAATAAAGTCAGCAACCTCTTCAATCTTAAATGTCATTTGTCCTGTAGGACCTAGACTTGATGCGATCTGAATATACTGCATAATCTGATTGACTTTTGTCATATTACTTGCCATAGCAATTTCACCTACGGGTTGAATCTTTACTTGCAATCCATTGACCTTGAGTGGTAGTTGGATAATGCCAAGTGCATCCATAACCTCTAAAGTTCTTTTCACCACAGGATACATTGTTTCATTTATCAAGCGTCCGTATGCAGAACCTAAGTTTTGTGATAATTGTTTCATTCGCTCTGCTACTTCTAAAGCTGTTCGAGCCGACATATTGTCTGGTGGTAATGATTCATCGAGTAAAATTTTTTTTATGTTCATACGAAGATCGTTTGTTATAATCTGACTTAACTGTGGATCGCCTGATCTTGGTAAGGGTTGTAAGTCTGCTCCTCTAGGACCTCCATTAGAGTTTACAGGAATGATTGCACCAGGAACAAGATTAATTGAGTTTGGATTAATTACACCCGTATCAACCGCAGTATATACACCCGCAATAGTTAGCGAAGCATTTTTTAGTGTCAGCTCTAATACTCGATTCAAAGTTTTTATATCGGGTAGTGCGGTGAGAACAGGACCTCGACCATATCTTTCGTTTGCTGCTTTCATGTATCTGGCAATAACCCAAGGAAACGATTTAAGATCTCTATAAACCAGTTCGTTTTGTCCTCCTTGATCAATAATCTGATAATGGTATCTGCCTGTGTTTTTATCGTAGTATGTACCTTCAATCAGTTCCACCATCTCACCTTCTCGGTTGGTGTATTTTTGTTTCATATCTTGTGGAATCTTTATGTCAGGAAACTCTTGATCTAATACACCATACGGACGTTTCATTCTACGATATACTTTATCGACAGTTCCAAATGGTCCTTCTTCAAATGTAATTAAGAATGTTGGTACAGCAGTATAGCGAATAGGGGTTACTTCATCGCCAGGTTGAATCAACATAACCGCAGTTCCAATCGCAAGTTCTAATAAAAATTCGCCCATAGCCTGATCAAAATTAGATTGTCGCATGATATCGAACATACGATCAGCATAACTATCGAGGATTTGTTGGGTTTCTATTTTTCGTTCTTCTGGTATTTCTGATCCTGGTATTAGACGACACCATCTTGCTGCGGGTGGAAATAGACCTGATTGTAAACGATTGGCAAATTTTTGTGTAGAATCAATCGCAGTAGAATCAAACACTCTGGACATTTTATCTTGACCAGGAACATCGCCATCATAGTACCCGTCATGTAGGTTTCTCATGGGCAGCGAATATCTGTAAGCATCTTCGTATATGGATCGCCAATTATCCTTATGGGTATTGGTTTTATCGTATTTTGATTTAAGTTGTTTTGGTGTTAATTTATTCATGATGCTCTATTCATTAATGATCGTCTTTTTGATCTTGGGTTTCTAGTTGTTGACCGAGGACTTGATCCTACAAATCTAACTTGGTTTGTTCTAATTTTGTTTTGAACATCTTTTTTATAATTTTCAAACATACGTTTATAACCTGACCCACCATTCCCCGTTAAGAACACCTCACCTAACAACCCCATTTTTTTAAATGTGGTTCTAAACCCTTTATCACTTGATTTTATAAATTGGTCGTATGTCATGTTAATTGTTTTTGTCATTATGCTTTCTTAGTATTTTGATATCGTTCTAATAAATTCTTTCCTTTACTTGCTAATTTTCTAGCTGCTTGAGCATTGGTTGGAGCAGACTCTCCCCAAGCTCTTGCGGCTAGTGCAAACCGAGTCGGTTCTCCGTTTGGTTTTTTAAATGGGGGAAGGTCAGACCGCCCGTAAAACCGACTCAAGAATGATCCTTTTCTTCGCATCTTTTCTGGTGTATTGGCTGCACCTTTAACACCTGGTTTTAAATTAGATCCTTCTTTTCGTTTAAAAAATTTTCTTCCCGCTTCGGTTAGTCCTCCTTTTGGATTCTTATGTTTTTTTAGCATACTTCATACGAGATTCGTTGACAGACATTTTCATTTTACCGCCTGTCATTTTAGCAAAGTTCTTCGCTTCCATAACGCCTTTAGCGTTGTACGGAAAACTTTTTTTCATCATCTTGTTATTACTTTTGTACATTACTTCGGGCATCTTGATCTTCTCTTTTCTTTGGGTTTCTTATATATTTTTTTTTCATTATCTTGAACTTCTCGGTCCTAATGTGTTCTGACCTTGATCCTCTTCTGGAGTACGACTAATAAATGCTGTCATTAAACCTTGAGCACCTCTTTTCCTCGATCGTTTACGAGCAGCTATTTCTCTTGATTGTCTTGCTTTTTCTTCTTCTGCTAGTTTTTCTCTACGAGCTATTGCATCGAGTTCTGCCTGACTCGGACCTGGTGGTGGTGCTGGTGCTTTTGGTCTTGAGAATATTCCGCCCATGTCTACTCCTTTTTTGTTTTACCAAACAACCGACTCATCATAAAATAATCCGATTTGTCTGGACCATATTCTTTTAAAATACCTTCCTCCAGAAAGTAACATGCCAACGCCCATTTGTATGCTAGGTAATTATACCTACTCACATTTATCTGTAATCTATGAATATTTAGTTTCTTGGCAGCGTAGTTAAAAAATCTAAGACTTGCTTTATGAAATTTAAATTTATGTTCGCCTATTTGTAAACATGGGATCAGCCATGCTTCGTACACACCCTCCCAGATGGGTAGCAAACCAAAGCAACAGACAATCTTTTTTCCCACCATACCAGAGAATGATAATCCTTGTATCGGATAGGTTTTGATCCGTTCTGAATAATCATGAAAACTTTCAAACAATTTTTTTTCTGCTTCTCGATAATCCATAAATTTTAGATGAGTGTAATGAAACGGAACAAGTTTGGCATGCTCTCCATCGAGTCGCAAGGCGTGATTTAATTCTATGGTTGTAAACATTTACACACCGCACATTCCCTCATCGCAGATAGAATTAAATTTTTCAAACATATCCAACTGACCATCATCTTCCAATGCTTTGTCTAATGGTTCACAACTTCTATGTAAATAAAGGTCATCTTTAAATTTGTTTTTGATTTTATACTTTTCTTGATTACGAATTTTTTTATCCATCTCAACTGCTTGTTTAAATAATTCTGGGTCATTTTCTTTAATGTCTTTCCATGTTGATTGGCTATGAAATGGACAAAAATAACACGCTGATTTTGTCGGCATAGGATAATTTTTATCTTTCATCCAAGCTATGCAATCTTGCCTTGACATACCAAAGTCATTGATTAACGGGTATTGATTATCAATATAACGAAGTCGATTCATTCTCATTCTTCTTATTTCATCTGTAGAGATACCCATCAACATTTCAACTTTTACTTTTTTAAGATCTACTCGTTCACCTTTTTTGTACCCTAACAATTCTCTTATTTTTTTTGTTACAGGTTTTATTTTATAATCAGCAGTACATTGTCGCATCAGCATACCTTTTTGTCCTGTGTCTTTGTTTTTTGTATAAAATGGAATTGTAAACGCTTGGTATTCACCTTTGCTTGCATCTAGTACGTCTTGTTCTAAGTTTCTCCAAGTAACTATATGCACAGGATAACTTACTATTTTTTTTATAAACTCTAACCACTCATATACTTTTGGTGGCTCTGCTTGAGTATCAGCAAAGATAGCACAATCAACCATAGGTATTTCACCTTTATGAATCATTAAGGCTAATGTACTTGATTGCACCCCAGCTCCTAAAGATAATACTCGAAATGTTTTCATGCTAACGGATCAAAGTCGATCTTAGCTACCATTGGTTGTAACTGTCTGGACTTTCCTCTGGTCATGGTTCGATATTCAGAACCGAGTAAACAATACTGTGCTGCATCACCGATATGCGAATGTTCGTTTTTATTCGGTGTATCTTTAAAGCGTTCTTGCCCAGCACCGATTGCCACTCGTTTAAAATGATAACCACCCGCTAGTGATTTTCTCAAGCGAACACATTTACGATCTATTCTAAATCCTGGTTTACCATCAATCAATCTGGTCATCGGCATGGCCAATGCTTCTCTTCTGGTTTTGAAATTATTAGTCGCACAGGGTTTGGCAATAATGCCATGTGTTTTTAAATGATCGAACGAAGTATCTTCATTCAAGGTTGATCGTTGCGAACCCGCTGGATCGCCAAAAACGACAATATCATGTTTCGGAAAAAATCGATTAATATCTTCTTTGAGTAAAATAGCAAAGCGTTCTAATCCCATATCGTAAGTTACAATTTCATGAATGATTCTCCATACACCTTTATGATCTCGTTGAGCAAATACCGCAGCTGGTGTCAACCCAAAGTCTAATCCTATTTGTACAGGCACTCCGTCTAAAATTTCACAATCTTCGGTCATAGATGAATCGTCAAACTCAGGTGTAACAGGACGACCCTCTTGAACATAAGTGAACTTGCCTTCTGCATAACAACGAATCCAATCGAGATTCTTTCCGCCCAACAATTGTTCGTAATACCCAACGGGCAGATTATTTAGATTTTCTGCTTTTGGATTAGTCTGCCACCATTTACCACCACCAAAAACAAATCCTTGAGCTTCAGGCATTTCTTTGGGAACGTCTTGTGCTTCGAATACGCCTGGCGGTTGTCTAAAAAATTTCCAGGCAAACTTTCCTCTCGGTGGTTCTTTCTCCGATAAACGATAAATGTAATGGTCATCATCAGGAGGGTTGGTATCTAAAATAACACCCCGCCACGTTGGTCCTCCATCTTCTTTGGATGGGTATCGTCCGACTCTGTGGGTTGTTCCATCAATAACTGCTTTTGGCAATTCTCTACACTCGTTGATCCAAGCACCCGTAATTTCTAATGATAATAATTTTCTAGTGTCTTTGGGTTGATCGAGTGCCAAAAATATAACTTCGCAATCTATACCCGCAGCTCCATCTCTAGAGGGAAGTTTGATGTGGTGTGTAATCGGTGGCGAATGATGAACAGGACCATAGATATGTTCTGGAAATAACTCAAGCCACGTTTTCAGCGTAGTGGTTTTTAACATCGGATATGAGTTTCTTACAATAACAAACCGAGAATATTTTATTCCATCTCTAGGACTTGGTTTTTGTTGTATCGCTCTTTTAAAAATTTCAGCACAACACGCATAAGATTTACCTGAACCAACAGGACCGATCAATCCTCTAACAAAAGATTTATCTTGTAGAAACTTCCAGATCGTAGGCGATTTGCTAAAGTCAAGTTTTAATCCTGGTATGTTATTCTGCATCTATGATACTCCTGAAGATTTGTTCTGCGATTTGTGGCACGATTGAGTTTCCGAGTGCTTTGATTCTGTCGGCTCTATCTGAGTGTAATTCATGGGATACCCCATTAGGAACTCCACGAAGTTCGGATTCAGTTTGCCACCAGGTTTGTTGTTTTTCAAAACTTCTGTAGACATTTTTTTTTGCTTTGGTGGTTTGTATGTTATTGGATTGTATGACTGGTATTTCCAATCCGTTCTTAATGGAGTCGGATACATTTTCTCGTTCTGTATTTTGTGAACTACATCGTTCAGTTTCGCTCCAAACTTCGTTCCCGTTCCTTTTCTTGTTACTGTCCATCCTGTGGTGTTTTGTTCTACATATTCTGGAGGTTGAAATACATCCATGCAGTTCCCCGCTGTTGGCGTTGGATACATTTCTGGTTGGGGCCAGCGGGGCCAATGTTTTACAAATCTGTTTAGTGTAACGCTCTTTCCTGTTAATGGATTTTCTTTCTCCGTGCTTGTGCATTTTCTCTCTATGTAATCTTGAGCTGTTGGTGTTGGTGTCATTTTTCTTGTTGGCTGGGTTGCATCCAATAATCCAGACTCTCCTTCGTTGATGCCACGCACCGATGCCACTAGCTGGAATAACAAGACATTGGACTTGGAATCCCTCTCTTTCCAGATCATCTTGCACCGATCGGAGTACCATGCCGTCTTGGATGTTAATAAGCCCTTCAACATTTTCGCCAATAACCCAGGTGGGTTTACAACTCGAAATAACTCGTAACATCTCATCCCAGAGGTAGCGATCATCGTCTGTTCCCTTTCTTTTTCCCGCAACGGAGAAGGGTTGGCAAGGGAATCCTCCTGAAATAATGGTAGCTGAACCAAAGTCTTTTCCATTAACTTTCCTTATATCGTCTATGATCGGAACATCGCTCCAATGCTTTTTTAAAACTTTTTGACAAAATTCATCCTTTTCTACAAACCCTATTGTTTCAATTCCATTTCGTTCAGCACCTAAACTAAAACCTCCTATACCTGAAAACAGATCTAATAATTTATGATTTGTCCTCACTCGGTCCTACCATCTTAATATCAATCACCGCTGGTTTATCCGCATCTTGTTCTGCATCCAACAACCCAGCCGACTTCGCTAACATCTGTAACACTCTCACCTTATCAATCATCTCAATATCCAACGTGCCATCTTGTAAAATACGAATCCTCTTGATCGCACCCAACGCTGACTTCGGTATATCCTTAATCTCCTTAACCTCAGTAATCGTCTTGCCTTCTTCATCCTTATCCCAAGATACAATGTCCGTAATATTTGCAGTACCCAAATTAATCAGCTCTTGCGCTAACGCTTCTCGATTCTGATAAATAACTTCACTACCCTTGATCCTTCGTTTGATCTGACGAACAGAAGCAAAATTCTTGAGATTAGGAAGAACACGTTTTACCATTTAGTAATCCATATCACTCGGAAACCTCTGCGGATTTGGCGAAGGTTGTTCATTCGTATTTTCTCTTGGTTTTAGTAACATCGCTCTACATACCATCTGCCCACGATCGTTTATATCTGGTATGGGAAGGGAGTTAAACAGCAAATCCCAGCCACCCGTTTTCTCATTTTTAAAAGCAGTACCAATCGTATGCCAAATAGTTTTCCCGTCCTTACCATTGCGAGGACAAGTGATATTCATTTTTTCTTTCATAAAAGCTCCTGGTTAAAAGTTGAAAAATATTTTTGTGGGATACCCCTACGTCTATACGCACCCCCACCCCCCACTATACGCCTTGCTAGGCAAACACTTTTTTTTTCTAGCGTAGAGTAAACGTAGTGCATATAATTTTGTTTTGCATTTCTAGAGTCAAGTCTAGGTTTGCTAAATTTATTCATCTCTTCAATCTCTTTAGTTTCTTTGCAAGGTCTTTGACTATATCCATCGATGTTCCCTCCTTCTCATCTAGCATACTCAGTACCAAGGCCAGAGGATAAGTGGGTAACTTCTGTTTCTTATACTGAAATCTAATTAACACTCTCCTGATTGTTTCCATGAGAATCTTACTTGGTATTTTGTAGGACATGATCTTGGTCATTTGTTCCCAATCTTTTCTATCTGGCCTGAATTGAGATTGATAGATTTCATAATGTACTTCCTTGAATAACTTCATCAGTTCTATTTCATTTACATTTGACATAGAGTTATATTTATTATTATTAACTGAGTCTAGTTCTATGAGTCTAGATTTAGTTGTCTTTATAACAACATTTGTGTTGTCCTTAGAACAACTTCTTTCATCTTTTTTCATGTGTTTCTCCAGGTGTTTTATTGTTTCATTTTGTTCTATTACTTGTCGATTAGGATCATTGTTGAGAGCGTTTGATTTTACCTCATTATCGGATGCTAATGGATCATATAATATTCTATAGATAGATGATTTATGTTTGACATTTTGATAGAGTGGTGAACCTTTGCGAAGTCGTTTGATGTATCCCCAATCCATGAGTTTATTGATAGCTTTAGAGATATTCCCTTTATTGCTTTGTGTTTGTCTGGCGATGTACTCGTAGGTCGGAAAGCAGACTCCTGTATAATTATCTGCGCAAGAACACAATACGGATAACACCAGGTATGTTTGGGGATGACGACAGATACGTTTATCGTTCAATGCTCGTCTGGGAACAACTGTGAATGGTCCTCCTTGATAGATAGATACTACGTCATGCTTTCCGTTGCTGAGAATCTTTCTTCTTCTTTTTTCTTCGTAATCTGTTGGTTTATTCATGGCGAGGTTAGACATAATCCGATTCTTTTAGTTCTTTGGTTGCTATTGCTTCGTAGCTTTTGACATGATCGTTGATGAGTTGTTGTAACAATCCACCATAGCTCAGACAAGCAAATTCTTTTTTAAGATATCTTTTTTGTATTTGTTTGATGCTTAACTTCTGATCTTTCATACACCAATATAAAAACTCCACAGCTTCGGTGGCTAATAATTGATAGGTTTCACTATTTCTATTCATGATTTCTTTCCGTATCGCAAGGAAGTTCTCCAGAGTAGTTATGTATATGTCGCACCTCTTTTGTTGCCTGACGGCTCTTATATTCCGTTCTAGAGGGTATTTGTTTTGGAAACATAATGACTTTACCCATGTGATCGTCCTTCATTATGACATTGATCGCAGATAACTCTATGATTGGAAGAGGGGATCATGCGAAGTTCACTAAGTATTTGGTCTTTTGTTTCATAATATTTCTTGTGTTTACACACAGTGCATTGGATATAATGTTTCATATTTCTTTAATCGTTACGTTGTATTGAGCTTCGGTGAGTTTCTTTTTAAGTTTATAGACTTGTGTTCTGAATCCTTTTACATCTTCGTAGACTACTTCTCCGTCTTGTTTGTAGGCAAAGTCCGCCTTGTAATTACAGATAAATTTATTATTGATTGTGATTTTAAAGTTGGGTTGCAGCTCCAGGTCGGAGATAATTTTAGACTTATTAAGCAAACATAACTCTCGGTAGCGGTTCGCTTCTTTCTTTGAATGAAACCGAATGTTATCGATTGTGGTAACGATATTCTTATACTTACTCATTCTTTTTCTCATAGATCTGATAGTGATATCTGTATTCCAAAGGCACTAAAATTTCTTTTCCCTTGTGATCTTTAATGGGTACGCCATGCTCATCCACAATTATTCCTTGATCATTTATAATTTGCTTCATCATATATCCCCTCTGGGTCGTCCAAACAGATCGTATTTATGGCGATAATCCATGAAGGTATCGCACTTAACTGCGATTAATTTTTCTTCCTTGTCCTCGAACTCTTTGTACAATTTTTCTACTACTGCTTCACAATCATTGAACGATCTGCTCAATCGTTTGTGATACAAGCGACCATGCAATTCCACCCAAAAGGTTATGATGAATGGTTCGATCATTGGCCTATAACTTTCTTGAGTACATTGGAGGTTTTTATTCCCTCGCTGACAAAGTGATCGACAAGTCTGTTCATCGATATTCTCTGTGTCTTTGATTGGTGTTTGAGTTTTTCGTACGTCTTTTCATCAATACGAATGTTTAATTGTCGCATCATTTACACTCCTGTTTGAAGGCGGTGTAGCCAAATAATGTTATGGCGGGTCGATCAATGACAGGCGATATGCCCTTCCAT